TTTTTTTACGCCTAGTCCCATAACCTAAGCGTTGCATAACTTTTGTTCTTTCGTAATGGGTCATTTTTGACCATTTTGTAATTTCTTCAATAGTACGACCGCAACCCTTGCAAACTTTATCAACCTTATCAAGTTGACATATTTGTTTGCACGGGCTTATGTATAAATCATTCATTTATTGCCAATATTATATTTAGGACAAAGCTCCCATTGATCTTTCTCTTTAAATGGAATAATCTTTATCTGTCTTAACGGGGCTAGTAGTTTAGCTTCTTCAGTATTCTGAATTTCAACTAATCCCCAATCAGACATTAGCGTCGTAATAGTGTTTCTACGAGCTACGTCGTTTTCTTCGAGATTAGCTTTCTTACCATCAAGTAAAAACAATTCTTTAAAATGTACAATAAAATACCTGCCTTGCTTATGCAATATATGACAGGATTGAAATAGTTTTTTGTCTTTTCGGGATGCGACACCTATGCGTGTCAACGTTTCGCGAACCTTTAGAAAATCATCAGGTTCGCTTAGAGTTATTTCCAGCATAGACGCTGGAGACCACTCAACTAGTGCTTGTTCTTCCACCTTTATTCACCTTCTTCTTTAACCCATTTATTTGTTCGGGTGACAGAAGCGGTAATATTTGACGAGCTTTCTCATTACTATAGCCATAATATTTTTTAACCACTTCGACGTCACTCTCAATCTGAGGCTTTATCCATTTAGAAAAGCGTTTGCGCTTTCTAACCATATTTATAAGAAAGTCGAATTGTAGTTTATTATCGATGTGGTGGTAGCGATTCATCTCATTAGCTAGTACAACAGTGTCATTAAAGTAAGAAAGTGAGCGATTTATCATAAAGCTGTTATAGGCTTTTTCTGTTATATCATCTGTTATAACATCTTTTTTAGTTGTATTAATAGAATTTAAATAATCAAACGGGTTCATAACTGTCCTTCAACTCCACTGTCTATTCCAGGCCATTCGTCTACAACGTCTACAAACAATCTTTTGATTCCTTCTAAAAGTTCGAATGTTTCTTCAGGACCAGATACATGGAAGCATCGATGAGGAAAAGATTGTATTTGTTTAGCAAATGGAAAATCATTGCCACCTTCTTGAGTATCATCACCAAAGAAGATAATACTATTATACACTTCTTGCAGGGGTTTGTACACCTGTCCTTTATCTCTTCCTTCTTCACATACGTCAATGCCAGTCTCACCAGCTATTTGAGCAGAGTATGAGCGAAATACTTCGTTAAAGTCTCTTGCTAATTGTTCTCTTTCGTTAGTTTTCTCATCATATTTAATATATTGCTGCCGCTGTTTCTTAGTACATCCTCGGCCAATGATTGAGAAGTTCATCATACCCGGCCGTAAGTCTATATGCTTTTTACCGGTACGAACTGGAAATGGACTTTCAGCTAGTCGTTGCTTACACCACTTTAACATCGCCGAATTTGACATTGTAAATTCAGGTACAGATTGAACTAACTCATCATTTACCCATAACTCATTGCCGGCACACTGATAGCTACCCTTTACAACTTTAGTTAGATCTCCTAACTGTTCTTTAGTTTTAGCAAAGTCTGATCCAGTAAGAAAGTAAATGTCAACCTTTTTAGAAAGTTCTAATAGTACTTCCGCATAAGCAGGATCTATCTTATCTCTACTAGGAGTAATAGTTCCATCGACATCAAACACGAGACAGTTATTTTTCTTAGTTGCTGCTACCGCGTCTTTTATCCGTTGACCTAAATTCTCACCTGTTAGCTTTTTAGTATCAATGTCCTTATTGATCCATATATCGTGTCCAGGCACTCTCCAATATAACATAGGAACAGTTTTATGTCCTTTCTTTTTTAGAAAGGCTTTAGCTTCTGGATCTTTAGTGATATCAACAAACTTACAATCTTCAGCGCCATCCATCTTACTGAGCATGCGCTTTAAAATCTCACAAAAGTGACATCTAGGTTGAGTATATAGTATTAACATTAATTGAACTCTACATTTGCCATAATCTCTGTCATACATGCTACAACGTTTAATTCATGATCTGCAACAAAAGCATGCTTGTATTGATAATCAGCTAAAATCAAAACTAATTGAGGTATTGATCTATTGGCTACGGTTTCAGTCATACTGTCGTATAGACCGCGGAATATTGTTGAAGCATCTACGTCCATATTATTAGCGACCCAGTGCCTCATCTTCTTGAAGTCTTTTTCTTTTAGATGCTTGGTGAGAGCACCAACGGAAGTAAGGCCATTACTATTACCATTACCATTAATGCCGCTATCGCTAAACCCACCTCTTTGTCCTTCATTTAACACCCTCCTCCAGTCTGGCGCGTATTTCATGACAAGATTTGCCGCAGCGTTTTTTTCAAACGGTACGTTTTCCTGACCTAGTATATATATAAATCGTTTAAAGAATTGAGCTGCTAATTCAGCCATTCCTTTCTTAGTAGTATTAAATTCATAAACACCACAACGAGAATGAAGTGGTTCGATAATACGATTTTTAAAATTACAAGTAAGGATAAACCGGCAGTTATTGCTAAACTCTTCAATAAAGCCACGCAATGCCGGTTGTGTTGATTGTGGATTTAGATAGTCTGCCTCATCAAGTATTACAACTTTAAAGCCACCTTGTAAAGAAACGCTTGAGGCAAATTGTTTTATTTTACCACGAAGTGTATCAATGTTGCCATCTTCTGACCCGTTGATTACAATATAATCTAGGCCTAGTTCGTTACATAAAGCTTTTGCAACAGTTGTTTTACCAAGACCAGCAGTACCGGTGAAAAGCATGTTAGGCAATTCACCGGTATCCGCCATTTTCTGAAACGTCTCTTTTAGCTGCGGAGGCAAAATAGTTTCAGAAATAGTTTTAGGTCGATATTTCTCGACCCATAAAAAATCATTTGACATAGTCTTTCCTTCATAATATAATATAGTAACACAGTTCAATAGGAAAGTACACAGTTATTTAGCGGTAGCTTGCTCCTGCTGATAGTTTTCCGCCAATTGAATGACCTGAACGCATTGATCGCGTAGCTGCCCAATAGTAGAAAGTTCTTCTCCTTTAAAGGCACCTCGCTGACACATAGTATCAATAACAGCAATCATACTACGTGAAGCACGATTACTTGTTTCATAAATAGGAGCGTGAGGATCTGCTACTTGCTCTTCTTCTTTTTTATTTGACATATTATACTCCGAAGGTTGATGTCTTTTCTAGGGCAATCCAATATTCGATGCCGGTTTCTTTGTTAACAAAATGTGAAATGAGTTTTGAAGATAGCCCAACTTGATAATCGCCAGGAATCATTTTTAGATTCTTAATATCAAATATAAAGTTAAAGTTCTCTTCTGTAAATTCTCCGCTGATATCAATAGAGAATGCATTTGACGTTGTGTTCTTACTATCTATAACAGATAATGTGAGCACTCCGTCTTTTCCAGTAATGGAAAATTCAGTATGGCCTAGAGTACTAGATGCTTTTTTAATTTTGTTTAGAGTATCATTATCTAATACAAAGTTTACATCAGTTGGTGGAGTAGCCACGTCCCGTGTGGGAGTAGTCAACATCTCTGGATCAGAGAAGAAATACTTAACACGAGATCGGTTACTACTATCAGTGATAGTCACATAACTTTCTTCAAACGTTAAACGTGGCTCTCCAACCAAGCCAATAACACCTAAAAATTCATTAAGATCATAGATGCCAAATTCTTGTGGAAACTCTTCTTCAAGAGTGGCTGAGGACAACACATTACGTGCCTCAGTCATTGTTTTAATCTTATTGCCTTTTTGTACTACAATATTAGGATTAATTGCAGCGTAGTTTTTCAAGACAGAAAGAGTTGATTCTTTCAGTTCCATAATATACCTCGTTTGTTAATGTTACTATTATACTACATTTTCCAGTGTTTGTAAATCTTTTATTTTGCTAAAATTCTTTTCTTTTACAAATTCTATCTTATCTTTAAATTTACCGTCAAGAATATCACCCTTGTGCGATATAATAAACGTATTCGAATTCTCATCAAGAGAATGTAGAATCTTCATTAGGTTCTCAACGCCATCATGATCTAAGCTTGAATCAAATGTTTCATCAAGTAAAAGAAGATTTGTCGATATTGAGTTTTTCATTTTAGCAATCATTCTCCAAGTAAAGAGAAGCGCTAAATCGATACGCTGTTTCTCACCTTCTGAAAAAGAGTCATATGAAAACTGATCTCTATGGCGTGAGCGAATAGTTTCAGTAAAGCTTTCATCTAAGTCAAAGTGAACGTAAAAATCTAATATTTGGAGATATTTGTTTACTAGTTTATTAATGACAGGAATGTATTGCTTAATAATCTTTGTCTTGATACCGGTGTCTTTAAGCATCTCTGACATAACATTATTATATGCATATTCATCATTTAACTGAAACTTAGACATATTAAAATCATTAGCAGCATTTTGCAAAGCTTCTAATTCGTCTTTAGCTGCTTCAATATCACCAGTTTGATTTAATTCTGTCTCCAAATTCCGTATTTCGTTTTGGATCCTGGTGATTGCCTGATTGTTAGAATGAATGTCTGACTGCTTCGATCGCACTCCAGTGAGTTCATCTGTGATCCGGTCAATATTTGTTTGAATATCAGTCGACTTTTCAAAGGCATGGTCCATAGCTTCTTTAAGCTCTTTCGCTTTAGCTTTGGAATCAGCCAGCTTCGATGATCTGAGTTCATTACTAATATCTTGGCTGCACGTTGGACACGTCTCGTTATCTTCATAGAATTTCGAGTCTTTGACGACTTGGGACATTTGCTGCCTGAACTGCCCTTGGTATTGGACAATCGATTGACGCTTGTCATGTACCTTGTTGAGTTCTTCTTCAAGCGGTTTTTGTCTGTCTTCAACTTCTTGCGATAGAGCTGCGTTTTCATCTTGTAAATCTTTAACCTCGACATTTAATTCTTTAATACGAGAATCTTTTTTTTCCTTTTCAGAATTATTTAAAGCTTTAATATCTGAGATATATTTTTTCTGCGTAGCAATTTTATTTGTTTCAACGTCAATTTTAAAAGCTAAATCTTTCATTTTATCTTTTAACGTAGTAGTCTTTTCTTTTAGGAGGCTATTCATTTTTGAGAACACGTTAATGTCCAGAAGATCTTCGATAACATCTCTCCGGTGCTGCGCAGGGAGCTGCATGAAAGGAACAAACGATGACGAGCCCAGAACAACTATCTGGTGAAAGCTTTTATGATTAAGTTTCAGGATGTTTTGCTCGAGGATCTTCTGGTACTCTTTGGAATGCGATGATTGATTAATCATATCACCGTTCTTCCAAATCTCAAATACGTTAGGCTTAATGCCACGTATAATTTTGTATTGTGCTTTACCTATTACAAACTTTACTTCAACAACACAATTCTTATTATTAATTGTGTTGACTAGCTGTGGTTTATTAATGTTGCGATGTGGCTTACCAAATAGACCAAATGCAATAGCATCTAGCATGGTAGATTTACCAGCACCGTTCTGGCCTACAATTAATGTAGACTTAGATTTATCTAGTTTAATATCAGTCCAAGTATTTCCGGTTGATAGGAAATTCTTAAACTTTAACGATGTAAATACGATCATACTGTTTCGATAGCCTGTGCTTCAGTCATAAGATTACGCATAGAAAGTTTTAGTCGGTCTTTGTCTAATTCTGTTTCTACTGCTTCAATATACGTATCTAACAATTCAGTAGTTTCTTCAATAGAAACAGATTCATCCTCTACGCTAGATCCTAAAAACTCATCGAAGTTTTCAGCAATCTTAAGATCATGAATCTTTCTATTCTGTATTCTATCAACAAATCGATCAAATGTAAACAAATCTTTTTTATTGACGACTACAATTTTTACAAACTTACCATCTAAATCAGTTACGTTGTACTTATTATAATCTGTTTCTTCGTCATTGTACACTATTTTTTGAAATAAAGTATGATTATTTTGTACGGCTTCTAGCTCACGTGTTTCTGTATCAAGGATATGAAAATGTTTAGGATCTCCAGCATCTGACCAGCTAAATTCCATTTGTGTGCCAAGATATGTTACATTGTCTTTCTGAGATTTTGTATGAAAATGGCCAGATAATACTCGTTCAAATCGTGATAATTCTTTGTGATCTAATCCATGAGGTGCGACAACACCACGCATAACATTAAAACCAGCAAACTCAAAATGACCACCGATCCAATCACATTTAGCAGTCTTTAAAAACTCCATGGTTTTATCTT